TACTACGAGGCTACATATGGTATTGCTCTAGATGCTGTTGTAGACGGTGAAGGTAAAATAACTAGTTACGTTGTATCTGAAGAGACTAAAAGATTAAAAGAAGGTGAGAAAGTTACTGATGAATCTTATATCAGAAGACAAACTCTTGCTGAGAAAGCAACAGAGAACTTAAATAAAGAAAAGCTTAATATAGACCAAGAGTATGAGGTAAAGAAAAAAGAACTTGAAGACAAGTTCAGAACTGAGAAAGAACTTAAAGATGCTGAATCAAAACAAAAAGAAGTTGATGAGGCTTTGGCTAAATGGTCTTTAGGTCTTCAGTTGGCTCAACAGTTTGCCCAAGGTTTAGGCGAGATAAACAACTTAATAAATCAAAGTCAAGACCAAGCACAACAAGCTCGTAACGAATCTTTTATTGCTGGTGAACAAGCTAAGGCTGATGAGATTGAAGCGGCTTACCAAGCTGATGTAGCAAACAACAACTACACTGAAGATGAGAAGAAGGCTAAAAGAGAAGCGGCTACAAATGCTATCACAAAGATTCAAGATTCTTCAAACAAAGCTATTGACAAATCAAACAGAGAGTTGGCTGAGAAGCAGTTTAAGAGACAAAAGGCTTTGAATATAGTAAACGCTGTCATCAACGGTGCTCAAGCAGTTCTACAAGCCATTGCTACTTTCGGTCCCCCACCTTCACCTTTAGGTATCGCAGGTATCGTTGCGGCTGGTGTGATTACTGCGGCTCAGATTGCGGCGATTGCTTCACAAAAGTTTGATGGTGGTGCTACAGGCGCACCTACATCTGTAAGTACACCTTCAGTACCTGATACTACAACACCCTCAGCAAGTCCTGTTACTTCTGCTTCATCAGGTGGATTCACAGGATTTAGTCAAGGTGTTTTAGGTACACCTGGTGGTGCTGGTGCGACAGGTACGGTTCTTAATCCTCAATCTGACCAAAGAGTTTATATCTTAGAGTCAGACATCACAAACACACAAAGAAGAGTATCAACCTTAGAAAGTAACGCTTCTTTTGGTTAAAGAAACAAATATACAAAAATAAACATATAAAGTATGAGAGAACTACCTATCTATGACATAAAACTTACTGACGACAACCAAGGCGTTGGCTTTATAAGTTTAGTAGATGTACCCGCAATCGGCGTTGACTGGATTAAACTATCAAATGAATCACAACTGTCATTTAAGGCAGATAAAGAAAAGCAGCTTTTATACGGCCCCTTTCTTATTCCAAACAAACTAATCTACAGACACGACGAAAAGATGGGTGAATACTATGTAAGATTCAGTAAAGAAGAGATTGAGAAGATTGCTTCTAAGTTCAATGAAGACCTTAATAATAAGAATATAAACTTTCAACACAGCGACCAAAAGGTAGAAGCATTTGTTGCTTCAAACTGGATGATTGATGGTGAACAAGACAAGTCTCGCAATATGGGATTTGACTTACCTGAAGGCACTTGGTTCGGTGGTGTGAAAGTGAAAGACTTATCATTTTGGACTGACAAGGTAAAGACTGATGAAGTAAGAGGCTTTTCAGTTGAAATCTTAGCTGACTTAGAGTTAGCATTAAAAAATAAAGAACAAAAAATGGAAAACAAAATTAAACTTGGTACAGCCGTTCTTAAAGAAGGTGTTACCGTTTATTATGATGGTGATTTTGGTATGGGTACTGCTATATTTATGGACGAAGCTCTTACACAACCAGCACCAGATGCTGACCACGTTTTAGAAGATGGTACAATCGTAACTACTAAAGATGGTAAAGTTGTAGAGATTCAAGTAACAGCTGTAGAAGAAGAAGCTTCTAAAAAGAAAAAAGAAGAAGAGATGATTGAAGGTGAGCCTGCTACATCTATGACTATCACAGCAGAAGAAGTATCATCTATGATTGACGCAAGATTCTCTGAACTTATGGATGAGATTACAAGACTAAAAGAACTTGTAGGTCAAAAAGAAGAGGCTATGAACAACTACAAGAAAGAAGTTGAAGAAAAGTTCTCAGCAACTGCTGCTACAAAATCAATCACAAAAGCTGAACCTAAGCAAGACGACAAGTTTGCTAAAGTAGAAGCTCGTATCAAAGAGTTCGCTAAGAACAGATAAAAACAAATAATCTAAATCCTACATATTAGGTATAGACTACAAAAAAATAAAAAAACTTAAAATGGCTTTAACAGATAACACAACATTTTACGGTAAGGACGCTGAAGGATTCTTCAAAAAAGTTCTTACTACAGGTTTAGCTAAGAACGAATTGACTTTGGTACCAAACGTAAAGTCTAAAATTAAATTAGCTTACTCTGACTTAGGTAACATTCTTCAAGCTGAAGATTGTGCTTTCTCATCTACGGGTGAAGGTTCTTTGAACCAAAAAACTATGGAAGTTTGTGACCTTAAGGTAAACCTTGAGTATTGCGCAACTACTTTCGAAGCAAACTACTTATCAGCTCAATTAAGAGCAGGTTCAAACAACGAAGAAGTAGTACCTACATCTTACGCAGACTTCGTAGTAAACTACGTTGCTGAGAAAGTATCTTCAGATTTAGAAAAAGTTATGTTCCAAGGTAACACAGCTACAGCTTCTTACCCTTACTCTTTATGTGATGGTTTGATTAAACAACTTCAAGCTGACGGTGACGTTGTTGACGTAAGTGCTACAGCATCTGCTATCACTTCTACAAACGTAGTAGGTGAGTTAAACAGATTATTAGATTCAGTTCTTGCTGATGTTCGCTCTCAAGCAAACTTCAAAATCTTCGTATCTCAAGAGATTGCGTTCGCTTACAAACAAGCACAAGCATCAACAACTGGTGGTTTGTTCTTAGTAGGTGACAAAGAGTTAAACTACTTAGGATTCAGATTAATTCCTACATCAGCATTGACTGCTAAGCAAATGGTAGCTTTCAACTCTGAAAAAGTATTCTTCTTGACTGACTTAGTATCTGATTGGGATGACATTATCATCATACCACAAAGAAACATCTCTGGTGCTAGAACTGAAAGATTCGCAACATCATTGAAGTTTGGTGTAAACTACTTATACGGTAACGAAATCACTTTATACGCATAATCCTCTGAGGATAAAAAAATAAAAAACAAACAATATGGCTTGTGTATCATTTTCAGGCGGAATAGCTAAAGATTGTGCGAATAACATTGGTGGTTTGACAAAAGTCTATTTAACAGACTTCGACAACATCACAGGTTACACTCAATCAGGCGGTACCGTATCATCAATCACAATGGCGGCTATGACAGACTTCTATGAGTTTGAGTTCAACAGAAACTCTGCTACATTCACAGAAGATTTAGTTAAGTCAGTCGAAGCAGGTTCAGCTTTATTTGAACAAACTCTTACGCTTACAATTCCAAGAAGAGACGTAACTAAGAGAAACACTTTGAGTTTATTGACTCAGAGAGACTTAGCTGTTATCATCAAAGATAGCAACGGATTATACTGGTATCCAGGAGAAGTAGAAGGTATGTACTTATCAGAATCTACATCAACTTCAGGAACAGCTAAAGCTGACGGTTCAAATTATGTTTTAACTCTTAAAGGGTTCGAACAAGACCGTTCATCAGCAGTAGCACCTGGTATCATCGCTGCTTTAATAGCATAATTTAATCACTACGATTACTATAGATTCAGAAGACCATCAACCAAACAGTTGATGGTCTTTCTGTTTTAAATAAAAACAAACTATAAAGTTACAAACATATCAATAAAGTACAACGCAACACACAATGATATACTTTACACCAGGAATCACACAATCAGTTTGGCTATCTCTTAGAGAGTCTATGAGTTATGGTTCTACCGCGAGCTTCTTATTCACGTTCACAAATGATGTATCAGGTGAAGTAAAATCTTTCTACCCGACAGATTTACAACCGAACAACAAGTGGTCACAATTTAGCATCGTAGTAGGCACACCAGAGAACCTATTGATACCAAAGGTAGATATGAGACCAGGTATGTGGTCATATGTAGTTACTGCGGGTACAACAGTGCTTGAGACGGGTAAAGCACTTGTAGAAGAATCTAAAGTTTGGGCAACCATAGATAGACCTGCTAAAAATATAAAAGTCCTTAAAAGATAATGGCATTATTCAACTTCGGTAACAAACAACCTGAACCAGTAAAGGTACCAGGTCAAGACATTTTTGAGACTATCAATATGCGTAACATAGAGATACCTCAACCAAAAGAACAGAAAGGTTACGATTGGGTTCTGTATGGTCAACATAATCAGTTCCCTCTCGACCTTTTAGAGTATCGTAACTCTTCTTCTTTACACGATTCAATCATTGAATCTAAAACAAACTTAATCGCTGGTGCTGGGTTTTTATTTGACACCACGAGAGAGCTATCAAACCAGTTCATTGTAGACAACTGGAAGCTTATACCATTCTGGAGAAAGCTTGACAACGTATTTTGGCTTGTGACAAGAGACCAACAAACTTTTGGTTATTCTTGCTTTGAGGTTATCTATTCAATGGATAGAACTCGCATAGTTGATATGAACTGGATTGATGCTTCTCGTATAGCTTCTGGTAAAAGAGATGAGTTTGGTCAAGTTAAATCATATTATTATTCTGAGAACTGGTCAAACATCAAACAGTATCCACCAAGAGAGATTGAAGCTTATGACCCAAATGCTGATGGTGTAAGACAACTTGTTTTCATTAAACGTGAAGACAACAATATGGATTACTATTCTTTACCTACTTACTTCTCTGCTTTAAGATGGATTAAAGCTGATGGTTTAATGGCTGAATATAACTTAGCGGCTATCAACAATGGCTTCTCACCTTCAATCGTGTTTAAGTTCTACAAGAAACCTTCACCTGAAGAAAGAAGAATGAACTCTGAGGCTATCAAAGCTCAACACGGTGGCGCAAAGAACGCAGGTAAGGCTATCATTTTATATTCTGATGGTAAAGACTTAGCACCAGACATTGATACTTTAGATGCTACAAATATAGATGCTCGTTTGTTACAAGTAGCCGACCAGATTGTACAACAAATAATCACAGCTCACAGAGCACATCCTCAACTTTTAGGTATACAAACTCCTGGAAAGCTCGGCTATTCATCTGAGTTACTTCAGTCTTGGGAAATCTTTGATGCGATGGTGATTAAACCAGAAAGAAAACTTATTCTTGATGCGTTCAAACAAGTCTTAGTTTACAATGGTGTTGCTAGAGTAAGTATAGAACCTATCGTACCAATAAAAATTATACAACAATAAATATGGCTGATTCACTTTTCATAGATGACAACTATCTAAAAACATACTCACCACTTGGTAAGTCTATCGATGTGGATGAGATATATCCGTTTGTATCAAACGCACAAGATGTTTATGTTCAAGACATTTTAGGTACGCCTTTATACAATGACTTTATGACAAAGACCAGTAACTATATTGTAGGTACAGGTGTTACTTTTTCTACTGTTGAATGGACTTTACTTGACTTAGTATCTAAGTCTTTAGTTTACTGGACTACATATATGGCTTTACCTCATCTTTACTTAAAGATTCGTAACGCAGGTGTTGTAAAGACTGCCTCAGAGAACACTACAAACTCTGACTTATCTGAGATGAAGTATCTTAGAGAAGAGATGAAAAACTTAGGTGAGTTCTGGAACACAAGATGTGTAAACTTTATTTGTGAGAACTCAATAAGTTTACCACTTTACAATGCGGCTTCTAAAGATATGTATCCTTCAAACAGACAATATGATTCAGACATCTACTTAGAAGATGGTTACAAAGACTTAACACTTGAAGAGTTAAAGTTCTTAAAAAAGTATTTAAGCTAATATGGAAATGATTGATATACTTACTTTGATTGGTGGTGTGATGTTAACCATCTTAGGTTACTTCTTAAAATCTACAATGGATGATTTGAAGTCTGTAAAGCTTCTTACATACGAAACAAAGAACAAACTAGACATCCTACAGAACGATCACATAAATAAGCACGCCAACCTTACTGATAAGTTTGATGAGCTTAAACAAGCTCTAAATGAGCTTACAAAAGAACTAAAAGAACTAAATAAGAAAGCAAGATGATTAAAAATCTACTCATTAAAAACAACATATATGATGGTGTAAGAGCTGTGATACAAGCTTCACAAAGTGGTGTAGACAACTACTATTATACAGAGGCTCGTGGTGACAGGTACTACTATAGCATCACAGGTTCAACTCAATCACCTACTTTAGAAACAGTAAACTTTAATGCTTACTTATCTTTTACAATGTCAGGTGCTGTTACTTATGAACTAAGTATGATACCTATGGGTAAAGGTGATACTTGCTTTTTGAATATGAGTTGTTCAGCTGTGAATGCTTCAGCTTCTAAAGGTTATTTATCAAAAGTGTTTGGTGGTTTTAGACATACAGGTACAGCCTTATCAATCATAGGTGGTACAATCGATTATGAAACTAAAACTGATTTTACTTCTGCTGTAGGTGTAAGTTTTTCTGCGAAAGGTACTCAGTCAGTAAGAATGGTTTTAACAGGTCAAACATCAGAAGTTATTGATTGGGATATATATGTAAACTATACAAAAGGTTATCATACACTTACGACTGGTGGCGGTGGCGGGGGTGGCGGTACACCTTGGTATCCAGTACCACCTTCAGCATAAACAATCTGACCTAAAAAGAATATAATAAGTATGGAAGACAAGAACTACATATACAAAAAGCTATCTGATGGTAGATACATAAAAGAGATAGACAACAAGACTGAACATTTGGCTACGGCTGAAGAGGATGCTAAGTTGGCTACTGATATAAGAAGTTTATTACAGGGTCCGCAAGGTGAGTCTGGTACATCAGGCACTTCAGGTGAATCAGGTACATCAGGTGTAAATGGTCAAAAAGGTGATATGGGTAGAACTGGTTTGACGGGACCAAGAGGTCAAAATGGTACTTCAGGTTCATCTGGTTCATCAGGTCAAAATGGCTCATCAGGTGTAAATGGTCAAGATGGTACATCAGGTGTAAATGGTAGAAAAGGTGATAAAGGCGACAAAGGTGATAGAGGTTTTCCTGGCTTACAGGGTCCTGCTGGTGCTAAAGGTGAAGATGGCGTAATTGGTTCTTCTGGTACTTCAGGTGCGAACGGTACTTCAGGTGTAAATGGTTTATCAGGAACATCAGGTGTAAGTGGTTTAAATGGCACAAGTGGCACTTCTGGTGTAAATGGTTTATCAGGAACATCAGGTGTAAGTGGTTTAAATGGCACAAGTGGCACTTCTGGTTTATCTGGCTCAAGTGGTACTTCTGGTTTATCTGGCTCATCAGGTTCATCAGGTGTAAATGGCACATCAGGTATCACAGGTAGCTCTGGTTCAAGTGGTTCATCAGGCACTTCTGGTACTTCAGGTGCGGCTGGTATATCGGCTGGTCAAGTTTACTACTTCGATGAAAGTCAAAACTCTGATGTCAGTGGATATAAAGTTTTAGCCATAAATCCTTCTACTGCTTCTCAACAAACCGTTACAACAAGTTTGACAGGTAACCAACAAGGAAAATTAATAAGTGATTATATCACACCTCAACTTGGTTTTGCTGTGATACCTGGTGGTGTTCAAAGATTTCACACTCACTTATTGAAACAAGCAAGCAACGACGAGATTGAGTTTTATGTAGAGATACAACTTGCTAATAGTTCAGGTACACCAATCGGGCCCACACTATCTACTGGTAAGTCTTTAATTGGTTGGGTTGATGCTTCTACTCCTGTTGAGGTGTCGGTTGATTTAACTTTACCAACAACGACTATAGACCCTACAAATAGATTTATTGTAAGATTATATTTAGACAGCAATGAGAGTTCTGCTAAAAGTATAGTTTATTATACAGAAGGAACATCTTACTACTCTTTTGTTTTGACGTCAGTGGGTGTGATTGGTTCAACTT